TTCCTGAATGGTCATAGATCTACAACACAGTATCCTAGCATCATAACAGCCTCATTCGAGGGCGATAATCACATCAAGAACATACTGAACGTGGATCCTACAAAGATACAGGAGCGGGGTCACTATCTATACACCTATTATGATGTTCCTTCGTCACTAGCAGTTATAACAGGCACGAACGTTCTTCTAGACAACACGACGCCCTCTCCATCAAAGCTGGACATTGTGTTTGTCACAACAAGCTCCTTGGCAAGGAATACCTCTAATACTGTTGTTCCTAACTATGAAAACTTCAGTGAACGGTACCAGACGCCTCACACACCCTACTTTGTGTCACAGGACTTCGGTGGTACTAGGTACTCTCTATTCAGAGTCTTCGCTCTATCAGATGGCGCTGCGCCCAATGTTAGCGACATGTACAACATCAAGATCTCAAATATAAAGCCGTCAACAAATCCTGCTAACAACTACGGCACATTTGATCTCTCGATCATGAACTATGGAACAACTGGCAGCCTAGAGATCGCAAGATTCCCAGGCCTATCGCTTGATCCTACATCAACAAGCTATATCGCGCGCCAGATAGGCGATCAACATGTCTACTTTGATTTTGATAGGACAGCAAGCTCACAGAAGCTCGTTGTAGCAGGTGATTATCCAGTTACGACACCGTACGTCCGCATTGAGCTTTCAAGCGACTTGGTTGCAGGAAACGTTCCAGAGACAGCGCTACCTTTCGGTTACAAGGGATACGGCGTCCCTGTGACATCTGGCAGCTTGCTTGCCTATAATAGCGACTCGACCGCTGTTGCAGCAGGTCATCTTGATAGCATACGACGTGTTACTGTTCCACCTGTTCCATACAGGAAGAACATCGCTACAGGTACACCTGGGGCAGCGCAAGATACTCTTTCGTGGGGAACGCAGATTACACGCCAGAGCCTTACTGATGGTTACAACTACTCATTGGACTACAATGACTCTGTTGCTAATTTTACGAAGTTCTTCCCATCATTTAAGCCTGGTGGACCTAACTTCTTCAATGAGAATAGCGCGTCTGCGGATCTTTTCGCAAATAACCTATTCACCATTGAGAATATCAAGGTTGTGACCTCGTCAAATTCACAAGGATTTGCTGATCCTGACCAGTGGGCAAACGCAACATATGTGAGGCAGGGAAATATCACTGCAGACCCTGTGAGCTTCACGCGAGCTCTGACCGCAGCCGATCTTTCAAACTCAACATCTAAGACAAACACGTATGTCTCGTACGTTGCAATGATGCAGGGTGGCTTTAATGGCACCAACATCTTCGACAAGCAGAAGTCTGATCTAACAAATCTTGCTATTAAGCGTGAGGTCGATGACATCAACCAAGAAAGCCATCGATATCATGGGTAGCAGCGCTGACACTGATATCCAGCTTCTTGCGACACCAGGTATTAGAGTCCCGACCATCACGAACTACGCAATGTCCGCCGTTGAAAGTCGTTTTGATGCGATGTACATCATGGACATCGAGGAAAGAGACCTGTATAACAACGTGATAACGGGATCCGCAAGCGCTAACGTGACTAACACTGTTAATGGCTTCACAGCAAGAAGCCTTAACACTTCGTTCGCAGCTGCTTACTTCCCTGATGTGTTCACCAACCACCCAGACACAGGACTCCCAACGGCAGTTCCGCCATCAGTTGTTGTCATGGGTGCCTATGCCACAAATGACAAGGTAGGCTCATACTGGAACGCTCCAGCAGGCTACAATAGAGCAGCTCTAAGCACAGTGACTGATTATTCTAGCACGGCTCTGGTGCAGGATGACATCGATGCCCTATATGACGCCTCGATCAACCCAATCGTCAACTATTCTGGTAATGGTTTCACAGTATGGGGTAACAAGACTCTGCTTAAGGCGAGCAGCTCACTTGACAGGATCAACGTCAGGCGTCTCCTGATCTTCCTGCGTCGCCAGGTCCGTGCTGTGGCCAACAGCCTTCTGTTCGAGCCCAACACGCAGGCGACTCTTGATAGGTTCAACTCACTTGTCAATCCTATCCTGCAGAGGATTCAAGCCGGCGGCGGTGTTGATAGATACAGAGTCCTCATCGACACATCGACAACGACACAGGCTGACATTGAGAATAACACAATCCGTGGTAAGATTTACGTCCAGCCGACAAAGACAGCTGAGTTTATAACCATAGACTTCGTCGTCAATGGCCGCAGCACAAGCTAATAGATAAATAAGAGATATAGGAGCGATAAATGGCAACCGCAGCTGAGACACTATCCGTCACGGACATGCTTCCTAATAAGTTTGAACCGAAGAGGAAGCATCGTTGGATATTCGCGTTGGAGGGCATTGACTCCTTCCTTGTCAAGTCAACATCACGCCCAACGTTCACAATGACAGACAAGGCTATTCCCTGGATGAACACAACAAGGTACATCTCGGGTAAGCTGACGTTTGGCACAATCAACGTCAACCTCCACGACCCCATCGCTCCTTCCGGTGCGCAGCAGGTCATGGAATGGATCAGAACACACCATGAGTCTGTATCGGGACGAAGCGGTTACGCTGACTTCTACAAGCGCGACTGCCAGCTGAAGATGGTTGACGGAATCGGCACAGTTGTTGAGCTCTGGGATATCAAGGGCGCCTTTATCACGTCTGCCAACTTTAACGCTCTCGATTACGGCGGTGACGACCCGGTCGATATCGCTCTTACTTTGCGCTTCGACAACTGCGTCCTCCAGTACTGACCCGCACTATTTTGTTCTAGAAAGCGAGCTACGGCTCGCTTTCTTTTTACACGATACACGACACACTAATAATACTGATTATGCCTAAAAGAGAATCCACGTCTGATGTTTTAAGTCAAATTCCAAGGTCCTCGCCTGTGCAGGATGTGTTTGGTTGGACAGTTCCAGTTGAGACCATTCCCATCCCATCAAATGGCCTCCTGTACCCACCTGGCAATCCATTACACGGACGTGAGACCGTCCAGATAAAGGCAATGACAGCTCAGGAAGAGGACATCCTGATGAGCCGCGCTCTGATCAAAGAGGGTACAGTCATCAACCACCTAATAAAGAGCTGCCTCATCGACAAGTCTATCGACCCTGCCGACATGCTCTCGGGTGACAGGAATGCCGTCCTGATCGCCATTAGAATTACTGGCTATGGTAGCGACTACACGACTTCTGTCCAGTGCCCAGCCTGTAATAGACAGGACATTCACGCGTTTGACCTGGCAAATTTGGGAATAAAGCGCCTTGACATACCACCTGTCGCTAACGGTGCTAATGAGTTTGAGTTCATATTACCCATTTCTAAGAAGCGTGTTACCTACAAGCTGTTGACGACAAAGGATGAGGAAGACGCGCAGAAGTCTGCAGATCGCATGCGCAAGCTCTTCCCAGATGCGAAGGTTGAGAACGATGTAACGCGTCAGCTTGAGCTCCAGGTTGTCTCAATCGATGGTAACCGTGATCGTGCGCCCATAAATGCCTTCATCAAGGCGATGCCCGCTAGAGACTCTAGAGAGCTCCGCGCGCAGATCGCTAAGACAGAACCTGGAATTGACACGCGAGTCGATATAACTTGTAAGTCTTGCGGCGTAACGTCAAAGGTTGGGTTACCAATCGGTGTCTCGTTTTTTTGGCCTGAGTAACGATTATCGGGAGATCCAGCTCGAGGAGATCTACATCCTCATGAAGATGGCAAATTTCTCTTATGAGGCGTTGCGTAATCTACCCGTGTCATATCGGACATGGTTCGTCAAGCGGATCATGAGAGATCATAGCACGAAGCCGAAAGATCAATACGGGCTTGATGATGACACGCCAATATCGCTCGGTAGATAGTTAAGTCCATGGCAGCACCGAATCCTCCCACAACACCAGCTTCATCGGCGACACCGCAAGGCCTTGCTGCTAATATCGCGCAAGACATCCAGAATGTATCAGATTTTGCAGCTTCGCTTGGTGCTGCCGCGTTGCAAATCAACAATGTCGGTGACATCGCAAAACAAGCAGTTGCAGCGCTGTCTGAGCAGACGATCTTTTCAGGTCTACAGCAATCAATTGATCTCTTAAAGAAGCGGACGCAACAACAGGAGGACCTAGATCGCCAGACAGTGATGACATCTGCTCTTCTAGAGCGTGTCACGGGCATGAACGCGCTAGCAAGAAGAGATGTCATAACGCAGCTTGGACCCGACTCTCTGATTAGTAAGGCATCAGCCGACACGTTTAAGGCAGTCAATGACTACGGTGAGGCCACCATCAAGTTCCTTAATGGGACAGAGGTTAGAGCACTTGCCGTCTTTGGTGACATCAATGAGCTCTTCGAGACATTTAACGCAGCTATCCTAGATGACACACGACTGACAGTCGCTGCACAGCGTGGCATAACATATGATCTTGTTGAGAACACACGACTTGCAACTAAGCAGCTAGGTCTGTCACAGGCCGACGTCAACGAGATCTTCCAGAAAGAGCTATCAGAGACGGGCAAGATCAGCGGCGAGGCCCTAAAGGATTTTGAGAAGACAGTACTCACAACTGCTCAAAGCACAGGATTGGGTGTAACTTTAATTACTAAAGATCTTGCGAAGATGACGAGTGATTTTTCTCACTTCGGAATGATGACAACAGACCAGATGGCGTCTCTATCTGTCAACATTCACCAGCTTGGCATGGATATCAGCGACGTGACACGCCTTGCTGACAACTTCTCATCTTTTGATAAGGCCGCGTCAACGATGAGCAATCTTGCTGCATCAACCGGCGCAACACTTGACACGCTAGAACTGTTCAGACTTGCTAACACCGACCAAGAGGAGTTTATTAGGTCTCTTAGGTCGCAGCTAGAAGATCAAGGCGTTGAGTTCGAGAATCTAAACTTCATACAGCAGAAGCAGATTGCTTCCTCATTTGGTATCGATCCACGCGTCGCGCAGCGCTTGCTTAGCGACAACTTTGACATGGTAACCAACATCACTGATCAGATCTCTAGTAAAAAAGAAGAGACCACAGATGAACAGCTTAGAATGACGTTGGCTAGCCTAGGCTCCCTTAGAGAGGAGGCGATGAAAGTTGACGCTGGAGCGCTTGCTGCGCGATATGCAAGCCTAAAGACAGCAAGCGCTGACGTTGCTGAAAATCTTGAGACAGTCTATTCAAAAACATTACAAATAACAGACATCGGTGTTTCTAAGTTAGGCGGCGGTCTTGACGCGCTGGCAGAAAAGGCACACATGCTTAGAGATTCGTTGATAAAGTTTACTGACACGTCAATTAAAGATGTTTTAGGTACTAATACGGCGCTTGCAAAGAAATATGCATCATATGGTAAAACAGCATCATCAGCCTTTGCAAGCGCCTTCACAGAAGGCTTAGATAATTCTCAAGGATTGATATTCCAGGTTGGTACGGGCATGGGTAGTAATTTGCCTGCTGGCCTTAGAAAAGGCGCCGCAGATGCAATGCCTGGGTCGCCATCAAAAATAGGTAAAGAAATCACGCTCGGTCTCGAGTTAGCCTTTGATAAATTCGCAGATGATAAGATCGCTTCTAGATTCGGTGGCACCTTAAGCGAAGATATTAAAAAGACCCTTGCAGCGAAGCGTGATGAAATAACACGGACTATTTCAGGAATTGGCAGAGACATCGAGGCCGAGGCAACAGTTGCAACACTTTCTGGTGACAGCCAGTCAGGCGTCAACGAGCTTATAGCAAGTCGTTATAAGGATATTCTTACAGCGGATCAGGTTGCAAAGATGCGATCTGGAGAATCTGGCGTCGCCGCCGTCGTCACAGAACTATACGACGCGCAGATCAAAAAAATGTCCGAGAAGCCCGTGGCGGCGACAGAAACAAATACACAAGGTCAAGCTACCACATCAGGTGGTCAGCCCACAAAGATAGAAGTGTCACCGCAAGACATCAAGGTGCACATAAC